AGCGAGTTTCCCAAAGATCATACTGCCTTTAAAAAAATTTTTTTGATAATTTGATATATTGAGAATCAATCTTATTTGCGTGATAGTGAAACGAAAAGCCCCGCTCTCTAGCACGAGGCCGGAGGCGGGGCGTGGAACGGCGGTGAGCTTATTTCGTGCCGTAGTATTTCAGGAAGATCCAGCCAGCGACCCAATAAAGCGCGGACATAATGGCAAGGGCTGTATCCTTTGGTGATTTGCTGGGCATCTTATTTGCTCCAATCTCCGGAGGTTGTATATTCTCCTCCGTCGAAGTCCGGAAAGCGTGTGAAGGCTGTTTCTGTTTCGGTGTCGGCTGTCCATTTCCGGCCCAAGCTACGTCCGGAAAATTTCGTTTCGCGGTAGCTGGCGGCGGCGTGGGTCCATTTGCTAAGGGTCGGATCACCTCCGTTTGCTGGGAACCGGAGCCAAGTCCACGGTTCAATCTTGAAGGCTTGCACGCTCTTGCATTGCCAAGCGTCTGCGATGGCCTCGACAATATTGGTATTTGTGCCAAAGACCCAACGTCCCTTGGTAGTGATTCCGGCGCAGAGGTTAGCCGTTCCGTCCACTGCGGCGATCATGTCGCCATTCGGGGCGAGGGCGAGAAAGGCGGCGTATCCTTGCACGTTTTCCAAGTCTTTCTTCCTCGTCTCGTCCGTGCCGTTTTCGGTCAGGGCATAGAGTATGTGCTGGCTGTCGCAAGTGGCTGACTTGTGAAGCTCGGACGGCTTACCGCCCCAACTGATCACGCCATTGTGGGCCATTGTCCATCCCTCGTGCCTGAATGGGTGGGTGTTCGGGATGCCTTGGCCGTGGGTGGCCGTCCGTCCGTGGATGATAACGGAGCGGTTCGGTTTATAGCTTCCGGCCTGCTCGGCGCGCTTACTAATGGCGAAGGCATCGAAAGCTTGTCCTGCGTTCCTCCGGAGGGTTTGCAAGGCATCTAAGCTCTTGAATCCTTCGGGCTGTAGGAAGCGGCCATGTAAGCCGTTTTGTCCGGCCTGAGCGAAGCCAAAGCCGTCCCGCTCTGATTTTTGCATTTCGAGTCGGGCGGCGATAATTGCGCGTTCGGCTGCTGCTTTGTTTAGGGGTTTGGCCTGTTGGCCTGTCCATCCTGCGAGTTTACACATTTTGTTTGGTTCTTTCTGTTTTTGGTTGGTTGTTGGATTAAGCCGTGACCGTTTGCCCGGCGTTTGTATTTTCCGTGATAGTGCGGCGGCGGTAGCCTCTCAGCACTAGGTCGGACGCATCGAAGGCGGCGACGAATTGAGCGGACATTTGTGTACCGATCCGGTCACGCGATCCCCGCGCTTTTTTGCGGAATGCGTTTAGCAGTTCGCGGAGCGTCTGCGGGTCGTTAGGTGCTGCCCAACGCGCAAAGGCCATGAAAGCATCAACGCAAATGTCGCGCTGAATCGGCGGCGGCGTGGAATGGTCGACAGTTTCGGACATTCGGGCCATCGACTGCATCAAGCGGGTCCGGAAGGCCCACTCAGAGGGTTTGCTTGTCGTCCCCCACAATCTGACTTCAACTGTTCCGGTTTCTTGCCAAGTGTTGCAAGAGACGGCTGCGGCTTTTATCCGGCGTGCTTCCGTGAAATGTGCTGGCGTGTTAGAAACACTAGACCAGCGACCATTTCGGCGGGATGCATTGGCAAGGTAGCGAAACCAAACGAGGTGCGTGCGGAAGGCGGCAAAAACTCGCGTGCCGATCTGAATATCCTTTTTGCAATTAAGGTGAATGTGACCGCCGTTTCTTTCCTGTGAGCCAATGCGGGACACTAGCTTGCACGCTTTTTCGGTGAGCAGCGGATTAACTCGGAAACGGATTTCCGGCTGTCCTCCTCCGTCACGGCCCACGTGCCAGTATTTTCGTTCCTCGCGTGCTCTGTAATAGTGGAGCGATCCGGCTTCAAGTTCACCAGAGCAGGCATAAAGCGGGAGTAGGTCGTGGTATTCCTTCCCCTCATATTTTCCCTTGTCTCCGAATAGCATATTCAGTTGGTGCTTTTCCATTCTCCGGAGGGCTCTTTCAACTCCGTATTCGGATTGATTTTGACTCTGAATCGCGTCTTCTACGAAGCGAAGAATCGTTTTGAAGGCAACCAGCTTTTTTCGGAGCAATGCGCGAAGAGCTTTCCGTCCTCGTAGAAGGGCGAAGGTTTCGCGGGTTTGCTGCTTCTTTTTTGCGGCGATTGAAAGATTCACCTGTTCGTTATGGTGCTCGATTAGGCGGTTCAAGCTCAGGTCAAAAACCTGCCGCACGCTGTCAGATAGGTAGCGCACGATCTGGTCAACATCGTATCGGTCAAGGCTCCAATATTGGTTATATTTGGCGTTTTGATTGTAGACTTCATGAGCGAGAAAGACGGCAACTTTTGCGGTCGGGTCTATGTTGGCCTCGGTCAGTTTTTTGATCTTATACGTGGTCATTTTGTTTGGTTGGTTGGTTGGGTGTTCTATTTTTTGGTGATAGTGACGGCCAGCAAGACTGCCGGAATCACTAGAAAGCATATAAGCTCAAGGGCTGTCTGGAGTGTTTCGAGGTGCATGGTTTAGGGTTTAACGTTGCGGAGAAATCCATCGGCCTTGGAAAGAATCAAAGGCGAGATTCGGAAAGGAACATCGGCAAAGGCGGCGAAGGTTTCCAACGTGGCGTGCGTTCCATTTTCGGGGTTGTGCATTTTCAAGGAGCGCAGATACATGGATGCAAGTTGCAATCCCATTCCGGAAGCGGTTCTTTTTGTCTTGGTCATGGTGAAACTCTAAATCCGGATCGGTGAAAGGGCAAGAAATAGTTTGATCTATTTTGAAACTTTATTTCCTCACCTTGGCATGGTTCCTGCTAGGCCGGAAACCACCCTGTTCTGCGACCTGATAACCTTGTTAATTTTGCGATATGAGGCGTTTTTATTTTTTGAATGTGTCACCATAGCCAACCACTGCCAGATCTGCGTAAGTTATTGATTTGCAACGGCTTACGCTTACGGAGTAAATAGATAAAAACGCTTTATAGGGCAAGTGAGTGAGTTATCACATTGGCCCCGATATTTGCAACTCAAGGCTCACATCGTGGCCGCAACTTGGGAAAGCATTCTCAGCCTATTTGCAATTATGTAATCAGTTGTCAAATTCCCTGGCTGGAGCGTGCATTCAATAAGTAAGAATTGATTAAGCAGTATCGCCGGCCAACCGATCAAAGTGCATTTGATTTATTGAAATCGCCCAAGGCTGTGATGGAGCAAAGCGAGAAGTGAAAACCAAGTCGCGCTAGGCTGTTGTTACACTGCCTAAAGGCGAGCGATAGCGAGCTTACAACGATCTACAACATATACGAGCGAAGCGAGTTATCCTAATGATCAACTGCATTTAAAAAAAATTTTTTACATATTTGAGATATGATATTGTATTCCGTGATAGTGAATTGAAATTTTGCAATATGGTAGGAGAGTCGCAAGAGGCTGCGATCATTCCGGCCCAATGGGCATGATGATTATGCATTATGCGTATTGTTTCGCGGCTTCAAGGCCAGAAATAGAGATCTAATCTATTCTAAGTTGTTGAGCCTCAAGGGTTTACGCTTGCAATGTGTCAAAGCTTGTGACATTTGGACGATACCGCACCCCCATTTTTAATTTAGGCCAAGGGGGTAAATCAGGAAAGCTGCAATACGTATAACCCGCTCGCATTTTTCTGCCAAAATCTTTTTCAGAACCAGAATGAAAATTGAGTACTAAATCTTAAATAGCTTAAAGCACACTTGAACTACTGTCGAAAAAGTACGCAAATATCGACATATCTTCCCAACGTGTCGAAGCCGTAAACACATACCAATGTCCGCTTTAGTATACACAACCTAACATTGCGTATAGCACACTTTACATTTGATTGGAAAAATCTGGAGCACACAGCCCTGTTCCCATCTGCTCAACCACTTTGCACATTGCTGTTGAAATGGTCTTACCCAATGCGTCAATTGTCTCCTCCTGAATGTCAGGCAGACAAGCGTGGGCTATCTCATGGGCTACAAGCTCTACACCATACCGTTCAAGTGCATCTCTCTTGAAGACAATCTCTCGCTTCTCGTAGTCACACACTCCAACACTACGCTTGAGTGAAGGCTTTCCTGTTTTAACAATCCAAACTTCATTGCGAATTTTGATTTGGAAATTGAGTTGTTTCTTCTTCTTGGATGGCATAAGATTAAGACGGTATTTGAGTTAAAATTGATTCTGAACATCGGTTATACATTAACTTTTAAAAGAATCTAGGATTAAGTTTATTCAAGGTACTTGATACCGTTACTTTACCATTCCCTTTGAGCTATCGTTAATCTGAGTGATTAACCAATGTCTTTTCCAAAGGGGATTTTTAACCTTAGCTTTAACACAATCCTCAACATATGCTTAAATGCGTTCTGAAGATTGTACCCAAAGGGTGTCGTTCATGTCAAGCATCTTTCTCCAACAATCTTAATCTGGTGTCGTAAGTGCTTACCTCTGTGCTAGATACAGCCCAACATTTGCTAAAGCGTAGCCAAACCACGTTATAGCCATTCCAACATCCCCTTTTCGGAACTGGTCTACTCCGATCAAGGCATAGATTACCATGACAAATAGGATCAAGGGGCCAGACATGGATAAAAATGCCCTACAGGGGCCATTCTGCTCAAAGAAAGGCTATATGCGAGGGACGATCCGGATGAAGTTTCGGGCAATGGACTTGTTTCGGGTCTTTTGGTAGACACCATCCCCTTCCCTAGACCCTGCTCCGTTGGTGTTTCCCTCTACGGTAACGATCTTGCTGCCTAAGTCTCGGATAACGATACCAACATGGCTGAAATCGTAGACCACAATATCCCCAGCTTTGGCTTTAGCGTTGTCAGGGAATATCAGAGTGGTGCTAGGACGGTCTTCTGCCCATTGGAGGAAACCGTAAGCCAGTGCTGTCCTAGGTCGCCACTTCTCAGGAACCACAGTCTTGAGGTTTAGCCACTTTACGGCTTCTGGGTCATCTAGCCACTGGTCTATTACCCAGCACACAAAGGCAGCACACCAAGGCCAAGCAGCGGGTCTGAGGGCCGTACACGCTTGGTATTCGCGGATCTTGGCTCCGCTGTTGGTTCCGCTTTCCTTTACTCCAATTTCTTCAGAAGCGATCTTAGCAATTAGGTTTGTCAAAACTTGGTTCCTCCTTTAATAGATATTTCTTGTTTCTTAAAGTCAAAATTGGGACGTAGCGAGGAAAAAAGACGGATAAGGAAGGAACGTCTGTCTTCCTCAATGATTGGGTCATCCATGACCTCCTCTAAGTGTCGAAGCTTACTCGGACTCAGTGGTTGCTGGTCGGACTTCAATGTATGCGGTAACACCGTCAGGGGTAGTGCCGTTAACCACAGCACGAATTGTCTTAATTTCATTTTGTTGGGAAGCATTTGTCGCAATATTGACCAAAGACATGAGAAGTCCAACCACAAATCCAGTAACAGCCATCTGATCAACACTGCTGGCTAGGTTTGGATCGTAGGCAGCAAGTCGAGCTACCACAGCACCAACGCCAGTGGCGATAATCGGAGTTAGGATACCCCCAAGGCGGGAGGCAAAGAAGCGGATAAACCAAGTTTTCATATCATTAGGAGACTTTAAGTTTTTGGACAGCCGCTTCTACCGTGTAGCGAAGGAGGCTTTCTGAAGCATTGATTCCACGGCTAACAGCCGCTTCCCGAAGGGTGTTAATGGCTTCAGCACGCTTTTCCGCTCCGCTTTTATCAGTAGCAGCAAGAGCCGTAACTACTTCTAGGGCAATGGGTAGCAAAGCAGCGAGTCCTGTGGAAACAAGTTCCTGAAGGATCGGAAGGTAAAAGTTAAAAATGGAACTTGTGATTCCCATCAGTTTGGCGAGAAAGTTTTTCATATTGGTAATCATATTACGTTGGTGTAGCTGCTAATCCAAGTTTTTTCTTTTGGTTTATTTCCAAAAACTGAATCCATAAAGTTTCTAAGCTCTTCGTCCACCCTTGCATCCTTGGAATCTTGAACGGCTCGGTCAACGTCTCGGCCCATTTGCTCTGTCCAGTAGGCTACAGCAATGGCTAGGGCATCCAAGCGGTCATCCTGACCCAAAGCACCACGATCCTTGGTGACACGGCTTAGCTGGTAGAAAAGCTGGTATCTCAGTGCCATATCTTGTGGTAGGTGCTGGTTTCCACGGTAGTCAGTTTCGATAAGCTTTTTATCGACAACAAGACGGTGCTGGTTAAGAACTGGTTCCAAGGTGTCGATAATACGTAACTCCTTCTGTTTACTGTGCTTAACCTCCTCAACTGTACATGGATACAGTTTTCCTAGCACTGGCTTGAGAAGCTGCCCGAACATACCTCCACCGTAGTTTTCTTCGATAATGATTTTTGTTACGTTTTGGCGTTTGGCTATGATTGCAAGAGCTTTAAGGGTGTCTTCAGTGTAGCCGCTAGTAAAGCCACCAGACTCCATCAGGAACAGCATTCCGTGGAGGAACTTGATAACACAGTATGCAGTTTCGTCCCTGCCCCTACCTGATGGGTCAATGGACATAATGCTTCCTTCAAACGGCAACCACTCCTCTTTACTGACAAACATGGGACTGTGGTAGCGATCCCCGCTCAGTCCGACACAGGGGAGGTCATCAATGACGTAATCAGGGGAACCAGCCCAAGCTACCTTCTGGGGAGCAAGCTGTGGATTAAGGGACATTACGCACAAATCGCTAAGCTTCAATGGGTAACGCTCAATATCGGCAAGGCTAGTGTCTAGCATGAACTGAAGCTGGAAACCACTCCTGCCGTAACTGGCTTCACGCTCCATAAGGTCAAGGTCACTGAAGCGTTTAGGGTCAGTGGTCTTTCCGGATTGCAGTGGGTCTTTTTCCAAGACCTCAGTAATCATGGGAGCCAACTTTTCTCCGTAGCTTATTATCTTATTTTCATCTGGAAACCTAGCAGGCCAAACACGGCACACATAGCCTCGCTCTTGGAGCTTGTTGTAAAGAGACTCTTCGCACTGTGGGGTTCCAAGGAACATGATCTTGCCGTCTGGTTTCAGCACGGCTTCAAACTCCTTAACCGCTTCGCCAATACGATCCCGCATTCCCTGAGTCATGGAGTTGTTGGCACTTTCTACGTCATCGGCAATAATGATGTCGGCGCGACTTCCGGTAATCATTCCGGTAATACCTACTGACTTAACAGAGGCACTGTGAGCCGCACCTGATGTGCCTACGTCAAAGGCAATCTTACTGCTTCGCTGATCCTCGCTTGGCTTGAGGTGCTGGAGGATTGGCATCTCCGAGATAAGTCGGAGGGTAAAGGTGCTAAAGTCATCGGCACGAGCTTTGGAAGCTGATACGACCAAGAACTTTAGTTCAGGATTTAGAAGAAGCTGGTGACAAACGAACGCACTAGTGACGTAGCTCTTACCAACGCCACGAAAAGCTTCGATAATAGATCGTTTCGGCGCATTTTGAATGAAGTCCGCAATATCATATTGGATCGGTGTCGGGGCTGGTAAGTTAAGGTGTTTCCAGCAGACAAAGAGGAAGTTTCGGAAATCATGGAGACGAGGATCAATTGATACGTTCACAGAGTATGGTTTCTCCTTCAGGGCCAGTACTGAACCGCACAATGTACTTGTTCAGGTTGAGCCAGTTAAAAATCTGTTCGCAATGGGGATGTCCCTTCCAGATTTCCACACTAAGCAACTGAGGACGGCTTACCATATCGTCAAGCACGGCCCATTCCATCCCTTCGCAGTCCAAGACCATTGCATCAATCTTTCCATCGTCGATCTGAGAGAAAGGAATAAGCTCAACATCGACAGAATCTCCGTTTGATGGGGTTGGTGACCAAGTTCCATCAATGTAGCTTGATCCGTTGTTCATCTTGAGATTAAACTTCCCATCGCACTGTCCTTTAAAGCCGACAGCCTTTTTGATAAGCTTAACTTCAGGCATTCCCTCTTTTTCTGGCATTTCAATAGGAACAGCAGCCGCCATGATGGGGTTTGGTTCAACAAGAATCATCTTATCGACCAGATTTTTGTGGTAAACGTCAGGAGCAGCACTAATGTCCATCGGCCCAACACCACATTCGCAAAACGTCCGAAAACGGTTTTTACTGGGATTGATTTCTCTAATAAGGCTCATTAGATAAGAAATATCTGAGAACCACCGAATTTGTCTTACGTGATTTAAGTTCATAGGATTGTTTTTACTTTGTTAAGGACTCTTTCTGGATCAATGGTTCTCAAGACTTCGCATTCCAGTGTTTTAGAACACGGTTTGTCGTGAGGAAGTAACCCATTTTTGTTGTTGGAATGATGAAAACACGGAGCGCACTCACCGACAGCTTGAAAACACCACACTGATTTAAAGTAGCTGGTGCGGTACTGCCACTTGAACGGCCCATACAAACCTAATGCGGGGATGTTCATAGCTCCAGCAAAATGAATACTGCTGGAATCCGGCCCAATAATTAAATCGCAAGTTTTGAGAAATGATACGCTTTCCTCCCAAGAAAGTCCTGACTCAGAAAGGTTTATCAGGTTTGGGTTCTTGTCAGCAATGGCTATTGAATCGGGTTCCCCCAAAAGAACAACTTCGTACCCATCCCTGAGAAGCATTGTCACCAAAAGACATGAGTTTTGGTGAGGATAACACCTGACAGGGCTAGACGCACGCCACTGGTAACCGATCCGCTTGACTCCTTGTTTCTTCGGCCAGCGGGTGTGCATCAAGCTAACTTGATCTTCGTTTGGGACGTAAATAAGGTCTTTTTTGATTTGTTCGACATTCGGGAGAGGGATACCAGCCTTCCAAAACATAGCGTCCACAGCATGAAAACCGTTACTGTGCTCCACAGCACCTTCAAGGTTGATGACTTTGGCGTATTCCGGAACATCCGCAACCTTGAGGGGAAAATTCAGAACAACATCCACAGCAGGGCAGTTCTTGGCAAC